AGCATACTTAACCTTTAAAGGCTCTACATCTACACCTTCAAGTTGTAACTCAGCAATCTTAATGACAATCCAATCGGTAGATGCTAGGTAAGCTTTCGCCTCAGATAACTTTTGAGCATCTAATTCAGCTTGTGTAGGTTTTTGTAATTCAGCTAACTCTGCTTCAGTAATTGGAGTTAAGTCTTTACCATAACCTTGTTCAATCTGTTCTTCATCATAAGCAAAGATTTCATTGTTTTTGTTTTTAAAGTAATTCATTGCTTATCCTTTATCTAAGTTCTGCCCAATAAAGCATTGTTGTTGATGAAGTAATCATGTAGGTACTTCCGTTTGGAATGATAAAGGATTTTGACCCTCTGTCATCTGTTCCTATATCCGTTCTAGCAATCTGAATCCCATCAATGTAAACATTAAATCCAGTTAATCCTTTGTAACTAATGGCAATTTGAATAGGCTTCCCGGTAGAGTTAGTATAGGCTATGCCATATGCTCTACTAGCAGTTACATCTTGCCAAGTTTGGTTTACGCCTACTTGCTGTTCGTTACCTGTGTGGATTACATTACCTAACCCTAAGTTAATCTGTTGTTGTATTTTCTCAGCTTCACTAAGCTTGCTACTAATACCTTTAGCAATTACATTACTCATAACCAGTAACCTCTTTAAACTCAGCTTCATCTGCAAACTTTAAGTAGATAGTATCAGTACGTCCTGCATACATTCTTGATGGAGTGTTAACACTAACTACGAAAGGTTTACATTCTTCTGTAATCCACTCAGGTAAAGTGTTGACATGAAACCCATCAACTTCAACAGTCTCTGGGAATTCCATACCTTCTTCATCTGTTAAAACTTCCCCAGTAGGGGTGTATAATTTTCCAATAATATCAAACATATTATCTCCTTAGTATGTGTAATAGATTGCGTAAATAACTAAACTAGCTAAGAACGGAAGTGTCATATCATCAACAAATGCATCCTTAGTCCAGTATTGAGGAATAAACCCCATGTACCAAGGTGAAGATGCTCTATTAGTTTTGTTTGCCTTCAAGTACCTAGACTCAGTTTGTGCATGTTCACGCCCCATCCAAAAACCCCCTACAGCTAATAAGCCATAGATAGGGTCTGAGAATAAGAACCACGACAGCAAGGTAACAATAACTGTTATCAGTGTGTGGTTCATGGTTAAGCACCTCCTGTTAAAGACATACACTCGGCTTCTGAAAGGGCTTTTGGGTAGATTTTTAAGCTTCTTTTTTTAGCGTTAATTAAATCATTTGTGGGGAATAACACTTTTTTAATCAGTGACGAATTCCAATTACATTGACTGTCTATGATAACTTGCCCATTAACAACCAGTACTAAATTACCACTTACCCAAGAAACGACAAGTTTACAAAATCCAGATACACCACCTATTGTACCGGCACTAATTACTTGTAATCCATTATTTGCCAACCTGACGTTAATATCTCCATCTAAGTCTGTCCTTATCTGCATACCCTCACCAAAACTTGAAACATCACCAGTGAACCTTACAACTTCACGAACGGATACGCTACTCTTTCCTGTCGTCATTTCTAAGTAAACACTAAACTCATCACCAAACTCATACCCACTCAAATCACGATAAACACTATCCGCAACCCTTGTACTCTGCGAATAAGTCACGTTATCTGCTGAGCGTGTTACGGCTGTTGTGGTGGTTGGAATGTAGCTGGTTGGGTAAGAGCCTTGTTCTAGTTGCGACATACACGCGTATAAACCACTACTTCCATCCCCTGTGAGTGAACTCGTACCTACGTATGGAAAAGACCTGATTTTAATATCAATAATTTGTAAGGTTGTAAATGTTAGATAGACTTCATGCCATCCATCCCCTAAATAAATTGAATAACCAGATACCTCGGTATCAAAAACAGCTTCCGAACCCGTGCTTGTTATAGGATTGGCAATTTTGGCATCGCTAGTACCGTTTAGATAGAACAAACCGCCTACCGAAAGGCCAGAGGATATATCTTGATGATAGAACCTAACAGAAGTGCAACTCCCTTTAGCTTTTAGCCTTTGACGTAAAGTATAAGTCCCAGAAGGAAGTGCAGATACGATTTGGTTATTTACGTCATTATCAAAACTATTTACCCCGTTGTTTGGGTAGTAGTAGCAAACGCTCATGTCCCCTCTATAAGGCACATTGTCTGAAATAAGCTCTCTTGTATAGTCTGTACCTACTGCCCATTCTGAGTAACAAGAATCACTACCTTCTGTATAGTTACTCCGCTCAACCTCATCCATCAAAACATGTGGTGCAGTCAAGTCAGCAGGGTTATATGTATAACGTGCTTCATCAATAGCCGCTGTTTGTAGTGTGCCTGTTGAATCGTAGTAAGTAGCTGTACTAGCACGACTGTTAAAGGTTGCTGATTCAGGGATTGGTGATGTTGGGAATGAGCCTTGTTCTAGTTGTGCATGCCAAAGGTAAACTGAACCTATTGCAACAGTATCCTCCCGGACAATAGTATCTGGCTGGTCAACTAATGAAACACGCAAATATGGACTTGTACTAACGGATGACTTTTCATAAGTGAACGAAAGTCTATACCAACCATCGATTAACCTTTCAATACTAGAATCACCAGTAAAAGAAGTGCCTACTGTAAAACTACCAGTATCAAAATCGAAATAGGAAATACCTGAAGTGCTCCAATCGTCTGCGCTTCCTGCATAAATTGAAACATACCTGTCACTTGCTTTCTTAACATACACGCTAAAAACATAAGAGTTGTCTGTATTAACAACACTAGATAAATTGTACTGTTTATAGCATATGGCATTGCCAACTATAGTGCTCAAAAGAACTGACTTACTAGAACCTAGCGGGCTGTTTAGCGATGATGGTGCTTCATCGGCACTGGAAAGCGTCACTAAACTTCCACCTACTCCGCTAGGATTATCAATCAAATTAGTCCTAGCTTCCTCAACCAACAACCCCTCACTCTCACCTGTTTCTGAGTTAAAAGTCAATCGTGCCTTGTTAGCTGAAACTGGAGCTAAACGCCCTCTAGCATCGTAGGCATTAGCTGAACCGTTGCTTACTGTAACTAAGTCATCTAAGGGTGCTTGAGTAAAACTATTCTCAATACCATCATAGAAGCTATGCTCATTGTTAGCGAAGTCTAGGCTTAGAGTAGGCTTAACTGTTGGTTCAAAGTTATAACCTAGTACACTTGCATACCCTGCGGCTTCTGATGCTGAACCTGCAGCTGCTGTAGCACTTGCACTAGCATTAGTGGCCTGTGTAGTTGCAATACCTGCTTGGGTAGTAGCTGTTGTAGCCTGATTAGGTGCATCAATAATAGCAGCAATGTTTGTATATGCACTATCAATAGCATCATAGTGAGGGTTTACTAAAGCTTCTTTAGCTACAACCGTATCTCTATAACCTTCTGCTTCTGTAGCACTTGAAGCACTTGCTGTAGCACTGTTAGCAGATTGCGTAGCACTTGTAGCTGCTGCTGTAGCTGAGTTAGAAGCTGAACTAGCAGAGTTAGCTGCATTAGTCTCAGAAGTAGCTGCATTAGATGCAGATGTACTTGCAGAGCTTGCAGAACCTGCTGCATTAGTCTCTGAAGAAGATGCTGAACTAGCTGAGTTAGCTGATGCTGTAGCCGATGTAGCTGAATCTGTAGCAGAGCTATCTGATGCTGTAGCACTAGTAGCTGATGCTGTAGCACTAGCAGCTGATGCTGTAGCTGATGTAGCTGACTCTGTAGCACTAGTAGCTGAAGCTGTGGCTGAGTTAGCTGCATTAGTAGCAGAGGTAGCACTTGATGTAGCTGAAGCAGCTGATGCGATACTAGAAGTCTCTGAAGCATTTGCAAAAGCTTCTGCTGCCTGTACAGCACTACCAGATACGATATCCCCTAAATCTTCTGAGTTAGAGGCTACTTCAAGAACTAATGTAGCTCCTTCTGGAGGGTTAGAATAAAAAGCAATAGTATTATTTACTAATGCCCATTCTGAAATGTCTACCATATCGGCAGAAACTGGAGTATTAAGTACTCGGATATATAATCCAGTAGCAGGGTCTATATCACCATCTACCCCAGAAGGGTTATATTTATATAAATAAACCCTACAGTATTGTTCAGACTTAATAATGAAGTCAGACAAGAAAGTTCTTGAATCACCATCAAGTGCTTGGAAATATTTAGTTGAAATCATTATTTTTCCTTAATATCAATATCGTTGTGAACGCTGGTAAAACTCACCCTCATAGTTTACAGTTTTGAGGTTAAAGCCTTTTGTTGGTTCTTTTTCATTTTCTTTAAATGTTATTAGAGTAGTCTTACTATTACCCATAACAGTAATCTTTTGGTTATTGTAATATAGTCTATCGAATTTATAACCAGTATCAATCCAAGGAGAAGCATCTACCCACGTTAACGTATCATCCCAATTACCTGATTGGATAAGAGATTGAAATGTTGTGGTAGTTAAATCTTTATTTTCTAAGATTGTCATATAACTACTGTTTTCATCTAGGGAATATTCAATAGTTCTTATCTGAAGTCTTCCTCTAATAGTACCAAAGTCTTCTTGTTTTACCTGCCATTGAGAAAACTCAACTATAGAATTAAATCCGTAATCAACATCATTAAGCGTATCTTTATATTCTATTTCTTCATAGTTAGTAGGTGTGTTTAAACTAATAGAACCTAAGTACATATTATTATTTTCTTCATCCCTTAATACTAAATATAAAGCATTGTCTATAATAGAACCACCAACTACTGAGAAGGGTACATCCCATCTATGTACAGCTGATTGTATTTCTTTTTCGCCTATCTGTGCCCCATTATAAATATATAAAGTATTACTATTATAACTAAGTAAAATAGTATAACCAATAGTAGTATGTCCTAATAACTTAAATATATTTTTTGTCATATACGTAGGAGTGTGTAATGTAACATCTTTAGCTACATACTTATTCTCTACTTGCTCAGACATAGAGTAGTTGTAAAGTCTTTTTGCTTTACCTACTGAAGCTACGAAAAAGGCAGAGTCTCCTAATACAACTGGTTTTGAACTTGGTAATATGTTATACTTACTAATATTTACTACTGTTACTGCTGATGGGGTTAACGTACCAGAAATACTAGCTACATTAAACTGTGCATCATCTGAGTATACAATAAGTCTACCAGCTACTTCTTGAGCATAACGTAATACAGATATAGTACTACCTGTCATTGTTAAATCAATAGGGTCACTATCTACTAAAGTAAGTATAGTAGTAGGATAAAAGTTACCATAGTTATCTATTTCAGAAAATAAAGTATTTGTTCCTGCAAGAATACCTAATCTGTTTTGATATACAAAGATATCATTTATTGCTAGTCCTACAAAGCTAGGGTCTTTTGATGTAAACTCATCACCAAATATACGTTTTTTCCAGCCAAGGGCTGTATCTTCTAAACCAGGAATTAGTTGTAAGTCTTCTTTAGTATAAGGACAGAAATTAAAATCTCCATTCTTATCTACTACAAGTACGTGAGGTAAAGTATCTTCATCTAGTGTATTAGATAGTCCAGGCTTCTTACCTTCTACCCATCCTGTATTAGTATACTCTAACCAATAGCCTATGTTATCGTCAGTACCACCAGTAACTTCTACCGCTATATTTCCAAGACCTCTAGTTGTTTCATAATAAGTAACTACTCCAGAAGCAAGATAGGTAGGTAAATCAGTTAAGTTATTTACTGTTCCATTCCATCCAAAAGATACTGTATTACTTGATGAATCTCCCCAAGACCATTCTGGTGGAGTTCCTGTACCTACCCAATATACAAAAGAACCAGCAGCAGCATAGTTAGAACCAAGTCGGTCTGCCAGTTCAGCAGCAATCTTTTCAGGCTCAAGTAAATCTGTATCTACGTCAAAAGTATAAGTAGCTGGATTCCATACGTATGTCTTTTCTGCTGTTACAGAAACGTTATTAAGAGTATAAGTATACCCTTGGTAGTTAGATGCTTGTACAGTACCGTTAGGAGATGCTTCAGATTGTTGACTAGTTTCTTCACTAGTTACATACTTAATCCAATAAATACCTATCTGGTCTTCTTGTCCTAAAGTACCTTCTAGTGCTGTTTTCTTTTCTATTATTTTATTCTTATTAGCAATAAAAGTAAAATCACCTACTGTACTAGCAATAAAAGAGTCGTATACGTTAGGATGTATATCGTATTGTTCTACGTTAAGATAAGCAGAAGTTGTTTCGAATACAAGGTTTCCTGTTGCAATGTCTGTAACATTTAACACACCATTATCATTTATCATGATTAGGTATTTTTCAGAATCGCCTCTATCATATGCGTATGAGAAAAAAGAATCTCCAGAGTTAAAAGTAGCACTGTTAATACTACCTATATCTTTAATAGGATTACGTCTATATATACCTCTAGATACATCAGGTATACAGTTAATCATTTCTGCTACCTGGGTTTCGTATCTAGCTTCTTCGTGTTGTTGGGATACACCTTGAGCAATGGAGCGTAAAGTATGGTTTACTAACATATTAAACTCCTCTTAGTGGATTAGCCCATCTATGACTTACTTGAGATTCAATTAAATTATAATCTTTATATTGTGCGTTTTCTCTTTGTAGATTAACTAGAGCTTCTTGCTCTTCTTGTGCAACCATCTGTACTTGTTCTAAGTTACCAATAACTTTCTGTAGGAATTTACGAGATGCTCTTGAAGCTATGTACTCGTAAGCTGATACAGGTAAATCTGAATAATCTATTAACCAAATAAGATTTACATATACTGGGTCATCAAAGATAAACTTTTGTGTTGTTGTATCATATAGGTTTCCGTTTCTTTTTACAAAAGTCTGGTAACGACCTCCATCAATACGTAGTACTGTAGCTGGAAAAGAAATAAATCCAGCATCATCAGGAATAAGTTTAGCATCCCAATCTGTATTAAACCACCACCCCATGTTTTGTGTTTCAATCCATACGTCATCTACAATAGTACTAGCTACGTAAGTATCACTTCCTAATGGGAATTCAGAAGCTAGTGTACCTTGTGGTAAAGGTGCTTCTCCAATAGCTTGAAGACAACGGTTTACTAGACCGAGTTTGTTTTGATTTTCGTCAGGTAAATTAATAACCGCCATGTTTAAATCTCCAAATGTAAGGTAACATTGTCAAGCCCACTCCTAAAAATGGGCTTGGGATGCTACCTAAAATTAATATTAATTAAGCATCAGTTGCAACTAAAGAAGCTGCTTTACCTGGCTCTAGGATTTTCATACCAAGTGCGTAGTAAGAAGTCAATAAATCACCTAGCTTCTCAGGAATGTAGTTAGCTTCAGAAGTAATATCCATAGCTTTAACAACACCTACACAACCAGTTTGGAAGAATAGACCTAGTAAGTCAGCATTGTCTGCTGTGTTACGAGCAGGTAAGTGGTTAGACCATTTGATAGGAGTACCAGCGATGTTCATAACTTCACCAGAATCAATACCACCATTACCGTTTGTGAAGTCACGGTTTACAGCTTTCTGAGACTGTACAATGTAAGCATAGTTTTGTGGAGTAGTTACTAATACACGACCATCCATAGGTACGTCTTCAGAGTTGAAAGATACGTTAGCATCAAACAATGCTTCTACGATAGCATCACCTTTAGCTTCAGTAGAAAGAGCAGCAAATGCAGCCTTAGTACCCATATCTACAATGTGTCCACCAATCTGAGTGTCAGTAGCAGCAGCTTCAGAAGCTTGCATGATTAAACCACCAACTGCTTTGTCTACCTTAGTAGCAAGAGCTTCAGCAGCTTGCTTAGCTAGTTCGCCACGTAGGTCATACTGTGCTAATTTCTCATCTAGCTTATCTACAAAGTGAGAGTAGTAAACACGGTCAGTAATAGAGATAACACGCTCAGTTACTTTCAATACTTTAGCTGCAACATCTGCACCAGGAGTATGAGTAGTAGCATCTGTGTCAGCAGCCTGTCCAGTTACGATGAACTGAGAAGAAATACCACCAGAGATAGTGCGAGTTTTAACCATATCTAAGAAGATGTTACGACGAGAGAACGCAGAGATTACTTCGTTAGAGTAAAGCTTTAGACCTAGGTCACGGTTGCTTGCACCAGGAACGGCTGATACACCGTTAGTGTTAATTGGGTTAGTTACGTTATGTGAAGTTGCCATTATATTTTTCCTTGTGTATAATGTAATATATAATAAAGTGTTTTAGTTTTTAGTTTTAATACGTTTAAAGTTAGCTAGTCTTTTCAGTATTATATTGTTCTTGAAATAAATCAACGCTGAGGTATCTCGTACACTTAACTCCGTAGAGTATTATACAAGGCTCAGGAAGTATGCCGAAGGAAAAGGAGAGGAAAGCCCCCGACACACTTCCTGAACCCCCTCAATAAGAGGAGATGCAGGATAGGTTAATACTTAGGTAAATCAGAATACCAATCTGACTCATTAGTTAAAGCTACCTTTTGAGCTACTTTATTTCTAAAGGAAGGGTCACGTGCATATCGTGTATCATTCATGTCCTTCATCATATCAGATTTAGTCTCGTAACCTTTTACCCTTTGTACTTTAGCTGTTTCAGAACCATGGATAGGTTCTGGAGTTGGTGCAGTTTTTGACATTCCCATTTCAGCCATCTTCATAAAAGAACCAATCAAAGTACTGATAACAGCTTTGTTTCCATTTGCTTCATCAATAGCAGTATTGAATTGTACAATCTCTTCTTTTGAGAAAGCTGTATCAGCCCATTCAGTTGCTGCTTTATACTTCTCAATACCACCATAAGGTTCTAGTAAAGAGTTCATTTCTTTTTCTTGTAAGTAAGCTTCGTAATCAGGGTCAATATCTTTAGGCTGTTCTTCTGTTGCTTGAACTTCCTCAGACTCTCCTTCCTCTTTAGGCTTACCTAGTTTAGACTCAAGCTCTTTATAAGCCTTTTCCATATCTTCGATAGACTTATACTTACCTGCATAAAGTACCTCTTCTGGTTCTTCGCTAGGTAGTACTACATCATCTTGCTGTACCTCTTCTCCAGTTACAGCAGAAGTTACTTCTTCAGGTGATAAAATAGTAGATTGTTCTACTTGTTCTGTTGGTTGTACTTCTGTATCAGACATACTCTCCCCTTTTAGTAAATTAATCAGCTTTGCTCAAAGAGCCGCTTGGTTGCATAAAACCTTCTTGTTTAGAATCTTTTTCGATACGTTTCTTTCTAGCTTCTGTTGCTTTCTTTTTACGCTCAGTTTCTAGCTTAGTCATATCTACTTTCTTAGCCTTAGCAAAGTCTTCAGCTTTCCATACTTTAGCCATTACTTACCGCCTTTCTTTTTCTTTTTACAAGCCATATCTTATCCTTTCGATTGGTTAACTGCTACCTGTCCAGCAGCCTGATTATTTTGTTGTTGTAAAGCCATCTGTTGTTGTTGTTCCATCATCATCTGCTGTTGTTGCATAGCAGCTTGTTGCTCTTGAGCTTTCTCTTCTTTAGATTTAACTACAGATGTAGGGTCAATACCTAATGCAGTAGCTACTGCCGATAAGTAACCATCAATCTTCAAGTTCTGCATAAGAATCTCAGGAGATAACTGTGCCATAGATTGTACCATATACGTCAAGTTCTGTAAATCACGTTCACGTGAGATAGCGCTTGCACCAGTAACAATAGAAGGTGTAGTAATTTTCATTACTTTAGGGTTTACTTCTTTTAATAGTAAAGTAAGTAATGGTAATTGTAGTTCCTGTGCTAGTACAGAATATGTACCGCCTAATGCTGCTTCTAGTTCTGCAATAGTAGCACGTACTTCAACTGCTGTTGTACGCTCAGAATCTCTTACACCACCCTGTACATTTAGGAAGGCTCTGTTAAGTCTAACTTCTAACTGCCCCATCATTTGGAATGGGATGTTTAAGTCTGCTGCTTTATTTGTCTGCAAGATAGTTACGTCTCGCTCCAAATCCCCTAGTACTACATCACCGTTACGTGCATTAGATAAGTCTTCTAGTTTTGTAGAAGCTGCTGGTTTTAAACCGAATACAAACTTGCTTGCAATACCAGAACCATCTAATAATATTTTAGATAATCCTTCTAAGCTACGTAAATCCCCTAGGTACTGTTCAACTAGCCCACGACCATATGCTTCATTAAAAGTATTAGTCCAACGTAAAGGCATATAAGGCATTTCTTCTGCTTTATATTCATAAACAGAGTTAGGTAATACCATACCACATACTTCTTGATATGCTACATAAGAAGTTTTATCCTTACGTACAATAGAAGTATAGATAGACACTTCTTCTTTAGCCTCATTATATTCTTCTGAATCTTCTAGTGCTTCTTTAATATGCGTAGGTAGTACAGACTTATTAATCTTTTCTTTAATCGCAATCTCTACTACGTTACCTACGTAATCACGACTAACAGCATACTCATAAGGGTTAAAGACTTTCATTCCTCCGCCTTTAACTTTATATAACATTACGTTACCAGTAATAATAAGAAGTTTAAGTGCTTCAAATAGAGGTACTCGTAAAGCTTGAGTATCAATAAGTACGTTTATTGCTTTTTCAATTTTAGATAACTCTTTATCTAGCTGTACCATTTCTTCTGGAGCTAGGTTAGCTACTGCTTCTTCATGTGGCATAAGCCTAAAGAAGTTACCACTTGCAGGAAGTAAAGCCATAAGTAGTTTACTTGCTAAGTTGTTAACACTAGCAGAACCTATAGAGTTATAAGGAGTAGAATATTCCTGTCCTTCATATCTATGTTCATCTGGAAATACGTAAGGTAAAGTCAATGCACTACAATCGCGCCAGATTCCTTCTAGCGAAGTTCTTTTTTCTGATAATCTATCATACCTACTACTACAAGAACCATAGTTTTCTTGTACATCTTTTTCTGTTGCCATTGATTACCCCTTAAATTTTTAACCCAGCATAGACTCTAGAACTACTACCACTAGTAGACAGTCCTGTATTACTTAGGTTTTCTGTAGTACCTCTACTCTTAATTTTTCTAGTGAATAAATCAGTAGAAGAAGCAGGCTTACTAATCTCTTGTCTGTTTGTACTGACATCTTTAGCGGTGTCAATAGTTTGACCAGCTGTAACACCATCTCTAATAACAGTAGTTCCTTGTGCGCTTTTCCATTTATCAAACTCAGCTTGTGTCATGTTCAAAGATGATGCTGTTTCTTGTAACTGTTCTTGAGTACTACTAAGCTGTCCTTGAGTACCTGCTAGTCTGTCTTTGTAGTCTGAAAGAGAAGCTGATGTAGATGATAACCTATTCATATAATCAGTCAAGCTTTGTTGTGTATTACTTAACTTTCCTTGAGATGTTTCATACTGTCCACGAAGCTTTAACATTTCAGAATCAAAAGTAGATTGTAGTTGGTTGTACTTTTGTTTTTGTTGAGCAAGCTCATCTCGCATCTTTGTGTTCAAAGGATTTACTACAGTAACTGTCTTTGTTCTAGTTTTAGTTTTGCCACCCATTCCTATTTTCCTCTTTGTTCTATGTAATACGTAAGTTCTCGTATTAACTCTATAACCCCCATGCTTTTCCAATACTCAGGAGAACCTACTTTATCTACTTCAGTCCATGCAACATCGGGGTATTTATTTTTTAATAAGTTTAATAATTCTATTGTACTATTAGGTACGTCCATATAAATTTCTCCTTGGTAATACTTTAAGTAATAGTATTAATAGTAATATACTAATAACATTACTTAAAATATTACTTATATAAAGATAGATTAATAGTTCTTCTACTATACTTTCTACCTATAGTAGCTACTCCTAACAAAAGCTTGTTAAAGTTTAGCTTTCATCTTCAAAGCTAACTTCATGAATTTCTTGATATTTAGGACACCTGTCTCTTACGTTACAGTAATCACACATCCATTGCATATTACAATCAACTTCTGGTGGAGTGTCTCTTGAAGCAGTACTTAGTTTGTTATTGATATAAACTTCAATGTCCTCTAAAGGAACTAGTTTTAATGGTACTTCACTAACTTCTGGGAACTGTTCTCTTCTAGTATGTCCCATTACCCATAAGTAAATAATAGCTTCATCATCAATCTTGTTAAATAAATCTTTGAATAACCAACGATAAATACTGAGCTGTAGTATTTCTTTTTCATTATCTGGTGGTGGGTTAGGATTAGCTTTAGTACCAATACCTAGGAACTTCTTAGCTGAGTACACTCCTTTAGTTTTGTGGTCTCTTATTTGCCAGGTTTTACTTTCTGGAAGCCATACAACTTCATCGGCTGTGCCTCCTATAGTAATACCATTATGTTCAGTAGTATAAGTAAACTCTTTAATAACTCCAGGCTCATTGTCCTGCTCTACAAAACTATGCCACGCAGTACCGATAGCAGACTTGAACCCTGTTATCTCATCTTTAGGTTGTCCACTATCTTCAGCGTGTTGGTTTGATACCCATAGTTGATAGTCAGGTTTAGTTAAAGTACTAACACTAAATCTAGTACCCTTATCTAGGTACTTAGATTTGAGGAATCTTTCTTGCATACTCTTAAGCATTAGTTAACCCCTTTAACTTATCCCATCTTTTATCAACTGCATCTTTATCTAACCACATATCCTTCCCTTTGATTACAGAAGATATCTCACGGTCTGTTAAGAATCCACCGTAAATTTCTTTAAATGTTCTCTTCAATGTTTTGTCTGTAAAGTTTAGGTAGTCTACCATCTCATTACCTTTACCACTAATACCACTAGAGTAGTTGTGTATCATAAAACTAGTGTAAGGTTTTACTTCTAAGTAGTCACACTTAAGGGCAATGATAGTACCAGCACTAGCTACTGTACCTGTAAGCACAGCTTTTACTGGGGCTTTACAGCTTTGTAAACTAGCTACAATCTTAAAGGCAGAATCAAGATGCCCGCCTAAAGTACTAATATGTAATACTACTCCCATGTCATCTTCTACTGTATCCAATACAAAGCATAGCTCATTATATAAGTTAGGCTCTTCAATGTCTCCAGAGATATAGCAATGGATGTTAGTACCATCTACTACGATAGGTACATCTTTATCGAACACTCCTTTTTCTACTTTAGTTAATAGTAGGCTTTCTAAATCAATAGCTTTAATTTCCATATCTCTTCCTTTATTATGTATTATTACCAGCCCCAAGAACCAGTAAGGCCTGCTGCTGAGTAGTCAGCTACTCGTTGTTCAAAGAAGTTAGTTACATTGTCAGCACTAATAATCCAATCTAACCAAGGTAGTGGGTTCTCTTTAACACCATAGTTACCTTTAAGTCCTAGTTGAATCAATCGTCTATCAGCAATATAACGGATATA